AAGTATTATGCAATCTATCAAGATACTTCTATAAAATTTTATCCTACTCCTGATAAAAAATATGAATTTACAGGTACTGGTGTTTTAAAAACTAAGCTTACAGCAACAGGTATTGAAGATTGGATTTTTGAGACTTATGGACGTTGTATTGCTTACGGGGCTATCGGTATGTTGACTTCCATACCTAACAAAGAGTGGACAAGCCCAGAGCTATCAATTTACTATCAGACAGAGTTTAAGAAGGACGCAGACGCTGCAAAACGACGAGACTACCGTCGTGTTGGAACGCGTGTTAGAGGCCCAAACTTTACTGGTAGTGCAACAAAAAGGGTGGCATACTAATGAGCACTTCATTTAATTACGTACAAGGTGATACAGGCCCGCAGATAAAATTAACTTTCACAGATGAAGATACCAACACAGCTACTAACTTAACAGGAGCTACAGTAACACTTCATTTTAGAGCTGCTGGAGAGTCTACAGTATTATTTTCTAGGCAGGCGTACATAAATCCAGCTACTGCTAATACAGGTGTTGCAGTTATTCAATGGCAGACTAATGATCTTAATCAAGAGCCCGGTACGTATGAAGGTGAAATAGAAATTGTTAAGTCTACAGGTCTAAGAGAAACAATATTTGAAATCCTTAAATTTAGAATACGAGAGGATTTTGCATGAAACTAAAATCGGCAGTACTTATAAATGCACTTAAGGTAGCTTTTACTCAACTCAAAACTAACATGAGTAGTACTGATGATGCTGTAGTCTTTACTCAACAAACTAAGATGATTGCTGAGCAACTTGCTAAGTTAAAGATAAAAACAGACAGTATTGGTGTTGATAGTGCTGCAGTTTTTACACAGCAACTTAAAATGATTACTGCACAGCTTGCTAAGATAAAACTACAAATGGAGGAAGGTGAGTTTGTAATATTTAAAGAGTTTGACGATACAGTTGGCGGTGTTGATAGTGCTGTATTTAGTTTCTTTAAAGTTCTTACTGATAGTGCTGCTATAGCAGAAAATGCAGTCATACAATTTAATAAAACACTTTCTGATGCAGCAGCTATAGCCGACGATGACGTCATTTCTTTTGATAAAACTTCTGCAGATAATGTTGGTATAACTGACCCATTAGTTAAAAGTTTTGCGCAACAATTTGCAGATAATATTTTAGCTGCTGAAGATGCAGCTTCACTTGGAATAGGTAAATCTCTTAGTGAATCACCGTCAATCACCGATAGTCCTGTATCATTGTTTGGTAAAGGTTTAAGTGAGACTCCTACTTTTTCAGACGTAATTACTGCAAGAGCCCTTACAAAAGCGCTTGCTAATAATGTCGATGCAACAGACGACGTAGATGGTGAAGCTTCAATACTTGATGATCAAGAAATGCAGTTTATAAAAAATACTACAAATGTTGCGACTGTCGCAGAGGTTATTGCTATAATAACTGCGTATAGCAGAACATTTTCTGATAGTTCTGGAGTAACCGATGGAGACGTTTTAAGTTTTGGAAAACGACCATCAAATACGATCCCGATAACCGACGCGGGGTCTTTAAGAAGTCAGGGTTATTGCGACTTCACTTATTTTGAGGGAGATTATGTCGGTGCTTCCCGAACCTTTTAGGAGATCATTATGATTAATGAAAATTTAAAGCTCTCCGGTCAGCTTAACATCGTTCTAAAGGACAAGGCCGGGAATATCAAAGACGAAAGGGAAGTAAAAAACCTTGTCGTCAATAAAGGTTTAGAATATATAGCTTCTCGTATGAAAGATGCCTCAAAAAGTGTTATGTCGCATATGGGGCTTGGTTCTGGTACAACAGCTGCAGCTGCTTCTCAAACTGACTTAGTAACTTTACTAGGTTCAAGAGAGGCGCTTGATAGCACAACAATCTCAGGGTCAAATAACGAAAAAGTTGTATATGTTTCTTCTTTTGAAGCAGGTGATGCAACTGGAGCAGTGACTGAAGCAGGTATATTTAATGCGGCTTCTGGAGGTGATATGCTTTGCAGAACTGTATTTAGTGTTGTTAATAAAGCTGCTGACGATACAATGTCTATAACTTGGACAATAACATTATCAGCAAGTTAAATAAGTAAGGGGTAAATCATGGCAACAATCGTTACAAGATCAGGCAAAGGTTCGCCCCTAACGAATACTGAAGTTGATGCGAACTTTACAAATTTAAATACTGACAAACTAGAGTCGGCTATAACAGTAGATGTTAGTATTGACGGAGATCTTACGTTTCCAACTGATCATGAAATTGTCTTTGGTGATAATAGTGATTTTAAAATATTTCATGACTCAGCTGGAACCGGAAATAGTATTATAAGGGATATGAATGGTCATAATCTCTGGATTCAAACAGATGGAAATATAGCTATATCAAAGAGAAACGCTGCTAAATATTATATTATATGTTACGCAGATCAAGGGGTTCAGTTGAGACATAATGATACTACTAGACTAGATACAACAGCTTCTGGCGTGAGTATTAGTGGAGATTTAGCAATTACTACGGATTTAGCAGTTGCGCATGGGGGCACAGGTGCATCGACTGCAGCAAACGCTCGAACAAATTTAAACGTAGACGAGGCTGGAACTGCTCTTGCCTTGTCAATAGCATTAGGCTGATCTATGGCAAATGTATTTAAAAATTATACTACTGATGGGGCTGGAACCAGTGCTGCTACTGTTTATACGGTAGGAAGTAATAAGACAGCGGTTATTATAGGTTGTAATGTAGCAAATGTAACAACATCTCAGATTGCTGTTGACATTAAATTGGGAAGTATATTTTTGGTTAAAGGAGTTCCGATTCCTGCAAACACTGCGTTTTCGGTACTAGATGGAAAAATAATAGCAGAAGCTGCTGATGCAATAACAGTTCAATCGGACACAGCTGATTCAGTCGATGTTGTGTTATCAGTATTGGAGCAAGATGTATAATGGCAGGGTATTTAGGAGCAAAACCAGTAGTAGCACAAGTAGATGGTTTTACTAAAACTCAATCTGATGCTCGTTATGTAAGTTCCGTGTCCTCAATGCAGACTATAGACGGAGATATTATTAATATATCGAGTGACATATCGGGTGGGTATACTGGTATGTTTAATTATCCTTTCATTAATTTAAAGCGAGATGTTAGTAGTACTAAGCTTGGGCAGATTGATTTTTACGGCCTAAATTCTAATTCTGATAGCAGAGTTTATAATTCTGTATTTGCAAATATACTTGATAATACTGCTGGGTCTTTAAAAGGAGAACTTCATCTTCGCACCATAGCGCAAAATGGGACTCAAGTTTATTCGGGAATTATAATTGATGAAAATGTAAATGTTTATTCTGACGATTCTACTGATGCCTTTGGCCCTATTTTTAATTTACATAGAACGTCTGCTAGTGCAGCTGACGATGATTATATTGGGCGAATAAACTTTAGAGGTAAGAATGATGCGTCTGAAGACGTAGATTATAGTTCTATAACTGTTCAAATAGATGATGTTACTGATGGGGGTGAAGACGCAACAACGCGATTTTTGAATATGTGGGGCGGTTATAACAGACAGTATATGCAATTTACTGGTGGTTCGCAGGCAGAAACTAGGTTTAACGACGGTGGGGCTGATATAGATTTTGTAATTGAATCCAACGACAGATATAATTTTTTTAAAGTTGATGCTGCGTTAAATAGATTAGTAATTGGGCCTAGTAGTTATACTCCTTATGCTTCGATGGTTACTATATATTCTGAGCCTGATTATGTTGGCGGTACTGACACTCATAATGTTCTTATGCTTGTAGATCAAGGTAATGATAATGCCTCTGGGCCAATATTAGATTTATTTAGAAAATCAGGTACTGAAGCAGATGATGATAGTATAGGGCTTATTGTTTTTTCAGGCTTAAATAGTTCTAATGATAAACATGAATACGCTCGTATATTCACTAGAATGCAGGAAACACAACAAACTGCTGAAGATGGGCGACTAGAAGTAAAAGTCCATATGGACGGGGCGTCAAAATCGTTCGTTAACTGTAATGCAGATTCATTCATAGAAGCCGGGCAAGCTGAAGTTGTAATCAATGAAGATTCAGCGGATATAGATTTTCGTGTTGAGGGTGATAGTGGGGATAGAGCTCTTTATGTTCGAGGAAGTGATGGCAAAGTATTATTGTGTGGGGATAGTACTAATGATGCAGGATATCCGGTTAAAGATGTAGATATTATAGGAGAGCTAAGAGTTTCTACAGGAATATTGTTTGGAACAGATACAGCGTTAGCAAATACATTTTATTGGTACGAAGAAGGTTCATGGACACCAAGTTTTCAAGATTCTTCAGGTAATACTGCTAGTATTACTGATGCTAATGGTCGTTATACGCGAATAGGGAATAGAATTTTTTTAGATTTTCGTGCTCAAAATATTAATACTTCAGGACTTACTGGAGGAGAAGATATGAGAATTTATGGAGTTCCTTACACCGCTGCTACTCTCTCAGGAGGAAGTATAACATGGAATCTTGGGGGGCTCAGATTAGAAAATGTTTCTTGGGCATCTAATGCACAACTATTTCCAAGTATAAATGAGGCAGCTGTTTATTTTAGAATTATAGAAAGCATATCAGGTAGTGCTGATGATTTTATTACTGTAAGTCAGTTTAATAGTGGATCAGCAGATGTTTGGGGTAATATAGTGTATATGACAGATGATGATGATATTAATCCTTAAGGAGAGAACATGGCCTTAACAGAAGAAAAAATTGTGGATAAGATAACTGTAAATGGTGAGTTTAAAACCATTAACGTAAGAGTAGCTTCGGTTATTAAGAAAGATGGTGTTGAAATAACACGAACTTTTGAACGTCATGTTGTAGCACCTAATATTTCAGAAGATGATCTTGCTAAAGAAGATGCAAGCGTTCAAGCAATTGCTAAAGAACTACATACTGATGCAGTAAAAAAAGCGTATATTGCAAAAGTAGAAGAGAGTAAATAATGGCAGGATATATAGGAGTTCAACCAGTACCACAAGCTACGCAAAACCGTAGTTCTTTTACTGCTACTGCTAACCAAACAACTTTTGCAACAGAGGGGTATACAGTAGGTTTTGTTGATGTGTATAAAAACGGTATAAAGCTTGCCCCGGGTAGTGCTTTTACCGCTACTAATGGCTCTGATGTAGTTTTAACATCTGGTGCATCCGCTAACGACGTTATTGAAGTTATTAGTTTTGTACCATTTGAGGTCAGTGATGTCTCAACAATTAGTACTGGTGTTTTTAATATTAGAAACTCAGGTTCTCAATCAGAGTTAAGATTATTTTGCGAAAGCAACAATGCTCATTATGCTTCTATAAAAGCTCCTGCGCATTCTTCTTTTAGTGGGAACATAACCTTAGATCTACCATCAACTACGGGAACATTACTCTCTACAACTAACTCAGACGCACCAACCACAACAACGTCGTCAAGTGACGCGGATTTTGTTTTAATAGATGATGGCGGAATAATGAAAAAAATTACGCCCGCTAATTTGGGCGTTGGTAGTGGCAGCGGTGGTGGGGGCAGTAGTGTTTTTACAAGCCAAACTTGGGGGGCTTCTTTAAGCGGTAAACTAGGCTTAGTAGATGGTACTGATAATATTATTATTGCGGGGACGTCGGAACCCACACCTAATTTGAACAACACATCTGGAACGCGAAACACAGTTTTTGGATTCGATGCGCTCCATCATGTAACAGATGGAGATCAGAACGTAGCGATTGGAGATC